CTGCATATGTTTCTATCGCATTTTTTAGATAAGGAAACATTATGAACAAAAGAATAGTATATCAAAATGACGAAGGTGGAATTAGCATTATAGTTCCAGCAGACTCTAATTTAACAATAGCAGAAATTGCTGCTAAAGATGTTCCACAAGGTAAAGAATATCACATTGTAGACGCATCTGAAATACCAACAGACAGAACTTTTAGAGGTGCATGGACATGGCAATAATTATTGATATAAACAAAGCTAAAGATATTACTAAAGACAAACTTCGTGCAGAACGCACACCATTACTAGAAGCTCAAGACGTAGCTTTCCAACGTGCTTTAGAAAATAGTAGCGATACAAGTGCTATTGTAGCTGAGAAACAAAGACTTCGTGATATTACAAAACAAGTAGACACAGCAACAACATTAGATGAATTAAAAGTTTTAAACTGTGATAAGCCTGTAGCTGAAGTTACAGAACAACCTGTAGTTGAACCTACAGTAGAAGGAGAAAATTTATGAGTTCAGTAATTTTAACGGGTGATACGAGTGGTACGCTTACACTATCAGCTCCATTAGTAGCAGGAAGTAATACAGTTACTTTACCAGCAGCGACAGGTACAATTAGCTTACTCACACAAGGTACATCAGTAACTGCTAGTGGTACTTCTGTAGATTTTACAGGCATCCCTAGTTGGGCTAAACGCATTACTGTGATGTTTAATGGGTTGAGTACAAGCGGCACAAGTAATTATCTTGTTCAGTTAGGGGACGCGGGGGGCGTTGAAAATACAGGTTATGTTTCAGCCGTAAATAATGGCGGCAGTTCTGCAACATCAACTGCTGGTTTTTTATTTACTCAATCAACGCTGGCGGCATCGCTTCAGTCTGGGTCAATGATTATTAGTTTACTTGGGTCAAATACTTGGGTTGAGCAAGGGTGCGGCGTTATAGCTGCTGGAGGCATGTGCTTTATGGCAGGTTCAAAAACCCTATCCGACACACTTACCCAAGTTCGTATCACTACAGTAAACGGTACAGATACTTTTGATGCTGGCTCAATTAACGTGATGTGGGAAGGATAAATTATGAGTGTAATTATTAACGGTTCAGCAGGAGTTACAACTAACTCTGGTGCTGTATATGACGGTATTTCTCGTGGGACTGTTGTAACAGCTAGTGGCACATCTGTAGACTTTACAAGTATTCCATCATGGGTTAAAAAGATTACTGTGATGTTTAGTGGGGTGAGTACAAGTGGAACAAGTAATCCTTTAATTCAAATAGGTGCTGGTAGCGTTACAACTTCTGGTTATTTGGGTGCAGGCGGTAACATGACTAGTGGTGTTGCGGTACAAAACTTTACTGCTGGTTTTGGTTTGTGGGGGTCAGCTAACTGGACAGCCGCTAATACTTTACATGGTGGTTTGGTAATTACAAACATTTCTGGAAATAACTGGACATCTTTTGGAAGTTTTGGACTTTCTAGTGGAGGTACTGTGGGAATAACCTCTGGTTCTTTATCTCTTGGAGGAACACTAGACCGTGTTCGCATCACAACAGTAAACGGTACAGATACATTTGATGCAGGTTCTATCAACATTCTTTACGAATAGGATAACCTATGTTCGGAATTGCTAGTTTTGCACAAGTAGCATTTAGCTCGCTAGCAAGCGGTGTTGTACTAGGCACAGCTTCTATTACTGCAGATGCTACCGTTACTGCTGACGCTTTAAGAATAAGAACAAACTCTGCTGCTATTACAGCAAATGCTACTGTAACAAGTAGTGCCATTCGCACAAGAACAGCATCAGGAAGCATTAATGGCAACGCTTTAGTATCTGCTTATGCTTATGCAATTAGAGAGGCTTCTGGAGCTATTACAGGCGTTTGTACTGTATCTAGTGGCTCAGTAGTCATTAAGACTTCTAGTGGCTCTATTACTGGTTTTGCAACTGTAACTGCTTCTGCTCAGAAATTTGTCATTGGTACTGGTTCTATTTTCTGTGATGCTACTGTTACAGCTAACGGTGGTATTCAGTACGCAGGTGAAGGTCACATTACTTGCGACACTACAGTTACTTGCAATGCTTCATCTATATGGGATGGTACAAGTTCTATTGTAGGTACAGCAACAATTATTGCTAAAGGCACTATTTTAGGTGAAGAGTGGTCAGATACCACTTTTGACACAAACACATGGACTGACGTAACACCAAGTTCAAACACATGGACAACAGTAACAGGGGACAATAATACATGGCTACGACAAGGGTAATATTAGGTGAATGGTTACCTGACCAGCCTTCTATCATTGAATCATTACAAGATGCTACTAATGTAGTACCTGCGTCTGTTGGCTATATTCCATTTTCTACTCCAGTTGCATATTCAGGTGCAGCGTCAGAAGACTTATTAAATATATTTGCAGGTAAGTTTAACACTACTACTCAATTGTTTGCTGCAAGTGCATCCAAACTATATATTTTTGATGGCTCTGATTTAAGCCTTGATGATGTATCTAAAAGCGTTGCTAGAACAATTACTAATGTCGCATTAACATCTAACGTAGCTACAATTACAACTGTTGGAGCACATGGATATAGCATTGGTGATTCAGTCACAGTAGACGCAAGTAATAATACTTTTGATGGTACATACACTATTACTACAGTTCCTACATTATTAACATTCACATACGCTAAAGTAAATGCCAACATTCCTAGTGCTGCTGCAACAGGTACAGTAGTTACAGCAAGTTATAGTGGTGTTACCACATGGAACTTTGCTCAGTTTGGTAACTCAGTATTAGCTACAAACAATGTAGGTAAAATACAAAAGTGGACCATTGGCTCATCATCTTATTTTGGTGATGCTGGAGCTTATGCACCAATAGCTAAATACATTACAGTAGTGCGTGACTTTGTTGTAGTAGGTAATTTAGATTCAGGTTCAAATCCTAACAAAGTTCAATGGTCAGATATTAATGATGAAAGCGATTGGGTATCAGGTGGTGCTTCACAATCTGATTATCAGATAATTGCAGACGGTGGTAATATACAAGGGGTCACAGGTGGCGAGTTTGGCTTAGTATTTTTAGAACGAGCTATTGTCAGAATGTCATATTCTGGCTCGCCATTTTTCTTTCAATTTGACACAATTTCACGCAATCTAGGATGTATGGCAGGTGGCTCTATTGCTCAATATGGCAATGTATCATACTTCTTAGCTGATAACGGATTCTATGCTTGTGATGGTAAAACAATTACACCTATTGGTGCTAATAAAATAGATAGATGGTTCTTTGATAATGTTGATTTAAACAAAATTGACCTTATTAGTGCAGCTATTGACCCAGAACGTAAGATTGTAGTATGGAATTTCTACAACCAAGATAATGCAGAGTCATTACTTATCTATAATTGGCAAGTTCAAAAATGGACTATATGCGATACAACTACAACTAAAGTAGCCTCTATTGCAACATCAGGTATTACACTTGAAGGATTAGATGCCTTTGGTACTGTAGACAGTATTACAACATCATTTGACTCACGTATATGGGCAGGTGGTAAGTTCTTATTTGCAGGTATTAACGGAAGATATATCTATACATTCTCTGGCACAAATGCTACTCCTAGCTTAATTACATACGATATAGAAAAAGGATATAACTCATTAGTCACACTAGCAAGACCTGCAATAGACAATGGTTCTGCCTCTGTAGCTGTAGCATCACGCAAAGAATTAAATGATACGATTACATTTAGCACTCCTGTAGCTATGTCACCTGAAGGAAGAGTTCCATTACGTTCAGCAGGTAGATACCATAGGTTTAAAATTATACCTACAGGGTTATGGACAACAGCTATTAGTACAGATATTGATGTAGAGCAACAAGGAAATAGATAATGTCTAGGGACATGTACCGTAAGCTAAACCCTAGTGGTTCAGAGCCTCGTGAAATTTCAGAAGTAGTAAATAACCTTGTAGAAGGTAAAAGCAATAATACTGGTACAATTACTTTAGCTACAGGCAATGCTACAACTACCACGATATCAGATGAAAGAATAGGTTATAATAGTATAATACTACTAACACCTATTAGTACTGCTGCTGGTAGTGATACTGTTCCTTATGGTGCGTTTCAAGACTCAACTGACCAGACTGCTGCATCAACAACAGCAGCTTATGCAATTACATTTAACACTACTGACTTTTCTAATGGTGTTTATTTGTCAAACAGTTCTAGACTTAATGTAAGAAATAGTGGTCTTTATAATTTAGAGTTTTCTATACAGTTTAAGAATACAACCAACGACTCTCAAGACGCAGAAGTTTGGTTTAGAAAAAATGGCACAGATATTGCAGCATCAAACAGTAGGTTTGGTTTAGCAGCAAGAAAAGCTGCTGGTGACCCAAGTCATATTATTGGTGCATTAAACTTTTATGTAGAATTAGTAGCAGATGACTATGTTGAACTTATGTGGAAAGTATCTGATACTGGTGTGTCTATAGAACATTATGCAGCAGGTACAAGTCCAACAAGACCAGCTACACCAAGCGTTATTACTACAATGACTTATGTATCAACTTCAGCATCTACTAATGTATATGTAAATGCTAGAACTAAAGGTAGTGCAACACTAAAACATTTTGCAAACGATACAGCAGATAAAACATACGGATATATTATAGTAGCGTGATACTTCATTACATACCTAAAGACCAACTTAGGGCTCATTGGGAGTTTATTAAGCATGGTCTTGAAATAGTTAGACAACGTGGTCACACAGAGTGGATAGTAGAAGATGTCTACTGTGATTGTTACGAAAACAGGTCTATGGTATTTCTAGCAATAACCAATAACAAACCTTATGGCTTTGTCGTACTACAACCTATAGGCAATACACTTCATATATGGGCTGCATGGTCAGTTATGAATAATGAACAGTTACAAAATGAAGCTATGAAAGAAATACAAGCAATAGCAAAACAAGGTGGTAAGTCTAAAGTTACATTTTCTTCGCAAAGAAAAGGA